CTATTCGATAAATCTTCCGATTGCTTTATTAGCCGATCCATAAGAGGAATAAATAATATCTTGAACCAAGAACAACTTTGTAATTTCTTCGGTAAACTCAAACTTGATAATTTCAACTTTTGAGCCAATTTGAGGAACAACATACATTTGCTGAGTAGACACGGTTTTTCCATCTGTAACGAATTGAATCTGGAAAGATAGTTCTTGCTCTACAAATTTTATTAAGAAGTTATATATTAACCAGTTTAAAAATATGTTTCTTTTTTTATTGTGTGACTTTTTCATAATGTTTGATGTTTTTTTTTTAAGAGAGGCCTTTCGACCTCTCGTTTTTAAGTTTACTTTAATGCTTTGAATTGGCTATTTTTTGAGTTGTAATCTCTTATTTTGCCCCGATCATTTTCAATACTGAAAAGTAATCCGCCTCTGTGAAGTTCTTTTGTTCTTTTGACCGGATAGCGTTTTCCTATTGTCAATTTCCCCTCACTGTTTCTGTGTATTTCTACACATTCAACTTCGTCACCTACAACTAAAAGACGCTTGTCTTTAAGTTCGTCTTTCGGCTTTACAACCTCTTCAAATTGCATTTGGTAAGCTTCAATTACTTCTGAAGCATCTTTCATTTTTTCCAAAGCTTCTAAGAACATTTCTCTTGTAATCATTTTAAAAAATTTAATTGTTAATAAATGTTTCATTTCTACCCTACAAATATACAAAAAAAAAACACAAACTAATACAAAATGTATTAGTTTTTTTACATCAAAACACTAATTTTAACATTTACAACCTCTTTATTTTATCGCCACTACAGATTTGCGAGGTTTAATCAAACACAAATAAAAAAGCGATCCATTTCTGAACCGCTTTCCTTACTAACTAACCAACCTAAACAATAAACTATTTTTTTCTTTCAATTTTCATTATGCGGGTTTCTCCACATTCATCAAACGTTTTAGCCGTAAAAACCTTTTTCCCAAATAGCCGGGTTTTAATTCCTAAAAAACTCCATTTTCTACGCTCCCAATAAGCAACAGCATCAGATTTATTTTTAAATTCTCGATCATTTACTACAACCTTTAATTTTTCACCATCAAAAGAAACAGTTCCAGATACTGTCATACATTTAGCTGTATCTAACCACGTTTGCTCTTTTGGAATACTGTTTTTTATTGCACCAACCAACCCCGAAACATCTGTTTCTCTTTTAGTAGTATCACGAAATTTCAATGTTTGCGATACGATGCTTTCAATTTTATTTACTTTTATACCTTCAGCTTTAAGTTTTTTATTTAAATCTGAATTTTGAAACTCCAGGTATTCTTTAATTTCATCCTTTGTTAGAATCTGACTTGTAAAACGCAAACTATCAGATTTTCTTAATTCACTTACATTTTCAGATTGACGTTTGTTTTCTATTTTTTGAAATTCGTAATCTTTATAAAACCAAACAGCCGCCAAAACAGCTAGAACAATTCCAATTGTTTTTAAATTCTGTAAAATAATAGATGTGTTCATAATCTTAAATAAAATTTGCTACATTATTATTTATTACATAATGTGACTTGCATGGAAAACTATAATTTCCAACACTTCCTATTAAAGTAATTTTACCATCAGTATGTTTTATTAAATCCCAAAATACACCACCAGATAGAGGCGTTATTGTTTTTGTTTTACAACCACATAAACACAAATGACTAGCCGTTTTATATTTATCTGATATATAAATTTTGTTTTCTTCCAATTCTTCTGGAATAGATTCCACAAACACTGGCTCTATATTAACTTTTTTTAATGTTTTCAAAACTTAAACAATTACATAGTTTGACTTATCTCTTTTTAGCTTACTCAAAACTTTCCAATCCGAGTAACCAGTTTTATCAAAGTGAGGAAGATCTTTAAAAGTTTTCCAATCTCCGCCCCAGTTCCAGCCATGTTTCTTGAATATTTCAACACACTCCATAAAATCGGCTTTTTTATCACCATCCCAATCCGCCTTAACATCCCAAGAAGCAGTTTTTCCGTCAATAATAAGACAGATATCAACTGCGAAACCGTAATTATGAATAGATTGGCCGCCTTTTGCGTTTGTTACCACATTACCTGGTTTAGTTCTTCCGGCAGCATAAAGCATATCCTGTTCTGCGAATGTTCTTAACCCCTGTGTAATTCTTACTTTAGCGCGTCCAGTCAGCGCTTTATCACATTCTTCAATAATTAATGTCACCTCGCCTCTCACTTTTGGATGGAGCTGATCAATTCTTTCTTTTGTTACCTTGTCCATATATTTAATTTTTATATTCTTCAGTATTGTCAACCGGTACTGTATTTTCAACCTTTTTCAAAAAAGAGGAAAATATGCTCATTAAGCCCTTTCTAAGCGAGTTCAACAACATGGTTATTAAATCGACATCTTTAGGTTCTTCTTTCGTTCTAATAGCGTAAAATGATGTAACAATAGAAAATGCCTCCGCCACTACTAAGACTTTTAAAATTGTGTCAGGAACAACCTTCATATCGTACCCAAGTCCTTTTGCGACCAATGCTAAAACCATAGGAATAAGTAAACACATCAATTTTGACATAACACCCTCAAATAATCTTGCAAAAGTGATTTTTCTGCCAAAACGGAATGACTTGAACATACCAAAAGCTGTATCTATGAGCATCAACCATAATAGCACCTTTACAACATCAACATTGATATTTAAAAATAAGAACGCACCATAAATCAATCCTTTAATATCATTTCCACATTTGGAAAGTAACTCGTAAAAACTATGTTTATCCATTTTTTTCATAGTTGAAATTATTAATTTATACACACTCCTTTAATTATCAAGTAGAATTCCCCATGAGCAAAAAATTTTTAATTGTATTTATAGTAAAATTTATCTTCTTCAGATATCGCCTCAGTACAATGATTTTTACCAAGAACTTTATCTAAAAATCTCCGGAACCAGGTATCTTTTTCGTAAATCATTATAAGACCAGTTATAGCTGAAATTGTTTTGTACCATTTGCCGTAACGAATTCTCCCTTTAATTCTGAGAACATCATTTAACAATTCTCCAGATCCGGAACAGGCCAACCCATCAAGCGCAAGAGTCATGCTTCTGATAATTGGCAGCAGTTGTTTAGAAATGTTATAATCTCCTTTCATTATGTGTTTACATAAAGTATAAAATACTCCAACAATAAAAAACACAATGAAGATGCTACCTCCAACAATTAGTATAAAAAACTCTACAATGAGTTTCCAAACCGCGACAATGAGTTTCCATATCAGTTTCATAACACCGCCTCCCATTTTTCAGGATCTGTATTGAAAATGCACTTTTCTGTACCTTCCAAAAAATCATTTTGAACATAAACCAAAAGACATAGTTTTTTTCTTAATTGGCTTTTTTCAAATGGTGAAAGATTATCAGGAATCAATGAATCCGTAGCCAGAAACATCTGATTATATTTTTCAATACTAATAGTTATTACTTTTGATTTACCTGGAATTATCGTTTCAGCACCTGTGACGGCATCTTTAGCGATATAGTTTATTTCCGCCAACATCAAACCATTCGCATTCTCATTCCAGTTTGGCATTTCCACAATAATTATTGCACTTTTCTGAGTTGCGTTATCGCAAACTAGCTCTTCTGTATACTGTATTCGTGTCATATTAAGTGATATTTATTAATTTTTAAAATGGATATGTTCTCCCGCTATTAGAATTAAATAAGGCGCTTACCTCTTTTTGAGTTAGACATCTATTTTTCCAAATACCTAGTTCGTCGATACCGCCTCTATGTTGCGCTGCGTAGGTGGCATTCCAAGAGGCATTGCCTATTCTAATAAAAGAATTCCCCTGTTTCATACCTAAATAACTACCTGAACTACTATCTGTTTTTGACAATAAAACCGAATCTACATAAAAATTCATTCCAGATATTGTTTTACTTCCATCATCTGTATATACTACATGATGCCAAACATTATCATTAGGTAAAGCATTACTAGATATTATAGCCTGATTGGCTGAATTTGTTCCATCAGAAAATTTATTAAAAATTAAACCTGTATCAGGAAGTATAGCCATTTGCCATTCCTCATTAGTCGAAGCGTCTCTTTTGGTCATTAAAAAATTAGCTGCGCCAGAAAGTATCTCTACACGAACCCATAAAGAAATAGAAAAAGGCAAGTCATTACCTCCACCATTAGAAAAACTAAAATTAGAATTATTAGAAACATCTACATAAATAGAAGCGCCTTCTATATTTCCGGGAAAATAAACTGAACCAGAAACTTTTCCAGATACATAACTAACAAGTGAAGAACCTATACCATTAGGCGACATTCCTGTCGATTCAAAAAGATTGTTATCGAATTTGTAATAAGCAACTAAATTCTTTCTTAGTTCAACTTTAGTTCTTCCATATATATATTTTTTTAACCCCATCACGCACCAATTATAATATCATTAGTAGAACCTATTCTCGTGAAATTCAAATAACTTTTTTCGGGTGTAACTGGTGGAGTTCCAAAACGCCATAAATATGGAGTTACTTTAGCCCAGGTAACAGATACTCCTTCTAATGTTATAGCATTAAAAGAAAACTCATCAGGCAACGTACCTGTCACAGTTATAGTGCAGCTGGATTTAAAAATAATAGTCTGCCCATTCCAGTTTGGATTTACATTAGTAGATGATTCGATATTTATCTGTTTATCTACAACATCATACGGCAAAAGATTACGTAAAACCTTTCCAGACGAATCCAATCCTGCATATCCGTTAGGCTGATTTTTATTATTTTTATCTTCTTTACCGCTAATATCAACAGGAACAGAACCAGTTATGACAGCCCCAAACACATCAATAACCCCTAATTTTATAGTTCCCTGAGGAAACAAATTCGGTTCACTCGCAGAAGTTGGATCTTCTTCACCTTTAAAAATATTATAACCACCAGTATTATTACCAAGAAGAACATCTTTTCTATGATAACCATCTGTTGCCGCATCTAAAACTGTATGGTAAGCAGGATTATCTAAAAATTTTACTTGATTAATCTGCCATTCAAAAGCATCAGCCAAAACATCAACATTCAAACCATCAGTATTAATATTTCCTTTTTTCAAAACACCATCAGGTGATTGAATTTCGATAATCTTACTTTCCAGAAAAGAAAAATTGTTATTAATAATATCAGCTGCTTGTCTAGCTGGAGTTCCTGTTTTGTCATTTGGCGCAGAACCTTTAAAAATAAAATTTAACCAACTCATATATCAATTATTTATAACCAACAATTATTTTAAGCTCCCAATTATTCAAATTAGTACCTGACATAATAACATTATTCGCAACCGCATTTGGAGCCGAATTATAAGCAGTCATTATTGTAATTTGATCATTCACCATAACCTTCACAGTACTAGGATTAAGATTACTGTACTGTACACCAATTCCCTGAGCGGAAGTTCTCCCCGAATCCTGAGGATAAGGAGTAGGAGCAGTTACACAATCATCAACAGAGAAGCCATTATTAGATACCTTACACACCAACATAACAACAACGCTATCAATAAAAGAACCAGTAGGCAATTCAGTTGATAAAGAATAATTTCTATCAGTAGTAAAACTTTCTAAAATTAAAACCTTTGACTTTGCTACTTTTTTAAATTCCTGAACAACATAATCCATTATCTTATTTTCAACCTCTCGATGCTCAGTCGCTAAAATATCGGAATCATCTCCTAGCTTTTCAGCAATAAACTGTCTAACACTACTTTCTGTAATATCTGCCATAACCTTATTTATATGTTTCTGAATAATCTTTACTTGAATAATCCTTTTTTTCAATTGGCGTAATAGAAATAATATCAAAATCAAAAGTGTCTACTATACTATCAAAACTTACTACAGTACTATCGAAAGTGAATATTCCAGGATCATTAATCCCAACCTGATCATTTATATTAGGTAACCTATTATTACCCACACCTATTCTTTGTATATTTTTTGCCATAATTTTAAGGTATAAAAGGCCCTGGCACAGGTTGCGCATGAATAGGCAGACCGATTATATTACCAGCTCCATTAGTAAATGTGATTTTAGTTAAATCAATCCATGAACTACCCCAGTTAAAATCAGGAAATTGTCTGTCCTGATCTATTTCAAATAATATTTCATCAGTTGATATATAACTAATCAAAAAAGGAAACATACTAATAGCATAGCCCTGACTCCATTCTCCAGAAAAAACAATCACTCCATTTTTACGAATCCTAAATCTTGCAAAAGAAGTTTCTAATCCAGCATTATAAGCAAATATATTCATAGCACCTTCCAACGTTAAACTATAATCAGATGCAATATTAGGATCAATTACAAACTTATAGACAGCGTATAAAAAAACACCACCTCCAGCACCAATTATAGAAATCAAGTCCAAATCCACAACATAATCTTTTCTTCTTACTATATTTACAACATCAACAGCAGTCGCACCGTCATTATCGACAACTTGAATCTGATATTGATACTGATCTTCAGTAAGGTTTTGAAATCTTGTAATCAACTCATTAGGAGAAACTATAATATCCCCAAATCCGCCTAATAGTTTAGTCCACTTTTGAGAAGCTATATAACCATCAACATCATATGCAGTCGCAGCTATTTCCAAAGTAGTTTGATTGTCTTCTAAAATAATATCAGGACCAGCATTTACAATAGGCGGTATGTTTTCCGGATTAGACCCTCCATCACCACTATCTCGATAAATAGCACGAGCCAATATTAAAGTAGATTTATTTTCATCTAAGTTCCACGAACAATTAACACAAACAAATTGCTTATCAAAAACATACGCAAAAAGGATTAAGTCATTAAACTTTACAGCATTTAAAGCAACTAAATCAATCTTCTCAGAGGCAACATTAAACATTCTACGCATAACATTAACCACAACCTGCCCATATCTAGAGGTTTCTATCTTATAAACAGAATCCGTCCACTGCAACCAAGAAACTCGACTTTGCTCGTAATCATCAGTTTTATACACTTTAACATAAAAAGATCCAGTAGTAACAAAATCTGTTTTAACAACCATCTGCTCACCACCGCCATAATTGTAAGTTACTTCTAAGTTTTTCAAAAGTTCACCTGCATGGCTTACAGTATTGATATTATCCTTAATTAAATTAGCACCAATTAAATGAATTACAGAATAATTATTCCCATTCTGTATAAAACGGTACAAAACAGGTACTTCAATAATATTAAACGTTTCTGTCGCCTCTTTTAACTTTGCTAATCTAAAAGAATTACTAAAAGCCGTATCATCATCTGCATAGGTAAGCTCAATTTCTTTATCAATAGTAAACTCTTCATTTATAATATCTTCATAAGAAACAACTTCTTGAAAATTTATTGGAGTGATTTGCATCTTTCTAATTTCAAACCCCATAATATTAGATCCAATTATTTCACCACTTGGACGCCAAATTTTAACATCTAACAATCCTTCAAAAGGAACTATGATATCAAAATTTAATTCAGCTGTTAATTCATCAGGATCAAACGAAAGATCTTCATTTTCTTTTCCAGCACCACTTTCTAAACCAGGAACAAGACCAACCTGTATATTGGAATACAACACAGAATCATTTAATGTAATTTGATACAACAAAGGATTAAAATATGCACCAGGCAAAATTCCTGACATATCTTTCGACCATTTAATTATTTTAAAAGTAAAAGAAATTGTAATTCTCTGATCTTTATACAAATACAACCTATTCTTTAAATTCACAAATTTCGTTGCATCAAATGGCTGAATTTCAGATACACCACCTATTGCTGGATTTACATATTCTTTACTTACGGAATTATAATAATCCGGATAAACCGATTTGCAGTAATAACCATTATTACCATTCCAGTCTGTTGCATAAACCTCACCTATAACCCCAGACACAACAGACCAACCTTCATTGCTTTCTTTAGCAATCGTTTCAGGAAAAGTCTGCGGTTTTCTTTCATGCGAAACCGTAATCATATTGTAAGGCGGAATCATACTAACAGTTGGCGGAGTATGCAAAGGAGTAATTCTTTTTAAAAGCTTCTGATCCTCAATATCACCCAGCAAAACACCTAAACTATTATATAATTTTGCCTTTACACTTCTTATATGTCTTTTATTTATCCCTTCAACATTCCAACGATTATCAGCCTGAAAACAAACACACAACATATCCTTCATTAACTTTTCTAAAACAGTATATGCATCTAGTTTTTTTAATTTCTTCTCATCACTATAAAAAGTAATAGTATCGATATAAATCCTGTTCCAATCTTTTTGTACAGAATTTTCAATAGCCGGATTAAAAAAAACATTCAAATCCAAACTAGTCATTTTTAAACATGCACAAATTATATCAACTACACTTTTTTCGTCTCGATAATAGCTTTCAGGCAAATACTTCCCTTTCAATCTTCCTAAACCGCAAGAAGCCGTTATTCTTACAAAAACAACTTCATTTGTCCATGGTTCAGAATAAGTATCTGGAATCAAAAAACCACTCCATATTAAAGAATCATCACTTTGATTACGTAATTCAGCTTTAAAACGAATTTCGTTTCCAGTAAAAAATTTTATGAATTTTGCATCTACATTTTCAGTATGAGCAATATCAAATTCCAAAGCACTTCCAACAACAGCCAAATCATCTTTATAATCACCACCATTCCAAGAAAGCGTTATACCTGCTTTAGAAGCTACTTCGATAACAAAAAGACTTTCCTCTAATTCCTGATCAATTATATCAATATAGTAACTCATTATCCTATTCTTGAATTACGGCTATCTGTTCTATCAAGAACCAACCTTAATTTATTTCCATCAACAACAAAACCACCGCCTAAAGTCACATTTACAATATTCCCAGCGTTATTAAGCATCCCATATAAAGTTCTTTGCTGATCCTTATTTGCAATCAACTCACCGCTGTTTAATCTTGCCATTATCTTATCACCATAATAAGAAGAACCGCCAACAATACCACCAGTAGCAAATTTCGGAATTGCTGCAAAGGCGGCTAAAACACCTCCTACAGCTGTAGCAATAAAAGCTGGAGTTGTAAAAACTGCCGCTGGACCAGTAGCCGTTCCAGAAGCTGTAGCACCAGCAATAGATTGTGAAATAGCTGAAGCTAACATCATAGCAATCAACTTTGTTACCGTTTGAATAAGTCCGGCTATAAAACCACCAAAACCATTTTGAGCCAAACCCAAAGATTGTATTAAATTATCTGCCATGCCACCAAAAGCATCACTAACGCTCTGACCAGTTAAAGTTGCTATTTCAGCCATTCTTTTTTGAGAAGCAGTAAGCTTTTCTATTTTAGTATCTAAATCATCAGCACCTTCAATAGCATTTATTTTAATCTTGGTATTATTTATCTGATCTGTAAGCTTTACATATTCTTCGGCCGTCGTCGCAAATTGCTCTCGCAGTTTTTCAAAATAAGACAACTGATCTTGCAAATTTTCCAAAGAAAAAGCAGGAACAAGACCATCAAAACTTGAAGCATCAGGCATTTCAGGGCGAGGTAATTTTATTTGCATTTTTTTAGTAATCTCATCAATTTTCTTTTGATAAGAATCAATAATAGCCTGTTTTTTAAGCCATTCTGCATTACTTGTTACATTAATTTCCTGTTCCTCACGAAGCAGCTTAATCAAACTTTCATAATATGCAATAGTACCCGACTTTAAAACGCTTTCTGTAATAGCATCAGTACCTACTTTAATATCCTGAAGCTTTAATTTTTCATTTTCTTGAAGCTTTCCAGTTTTTTTCAAATAATCCTCTTTTGCCGAAAATAAAACTTCATCAGATTTTAAATTATCTTCTGTAAACTTTTTAAGATCTGCATTTTGGATTTTTAATAATTCTGTTTGTCTTTCTATCAATTCAGCTCTAGACATTGTTACCTTATTCACTCTCTCAGAAGCATTTCCCTCCTGAACTACAACATCACCAGTACCCTGTCTTAACCTTAATATTTCAGCCTCAGTAGCTGCAATTTTATTACGTAATTCAATTTCACGTTCGACACGTTCATTAGCTCTTTTTTGAAGTTCATTATCAATAGCAGCTGCACGGCTTTTATTGAATATAGCCTCACGAAGTTCTTCGTAAGAAATCTTAGCTTTTCCGTTTAAAATTATTTCATCTTTAAGGTTTCCGAAATAAGCCGGATATAAAGCCTGCATATCATCAACCGCTTTTTTCCTTTCTTCAATTGATAATTTTACATTTGTAGCCGATGCATATAATTTATCTAACGTACCAACTTCTGTAACTGCATTTTCATTTCCTTTTTTTACAGCTTCGTTTAAATCATCCTGAGCAGTTGCCGCTTTTTTAGTATTAATAGAATAAACTAACATTGCCAACGCAGCCGCCTGAGCAATTAAAACAAAGACACCTAAAGGAGTAGCCGCCACAGCACTAGAAATTGAAATAATAGCAGTTTTTAAAGCAGCAAAACCAGCAACCAAAGCAGGAATTGTAGAAGCTACCGCACCAATAAGAAACAACAATGGACCAATAGCCGCAGCTAATCCCGCAACAATCAATGTCGTAACTTTCGCCCCTTCACTCATTCCCATTAACCCTTTTATAAATCCATTTACAGACGTAATAATCTTAGTGAAATATGGCAAAATAAGTTGACCAAACATCTGACCAAGCTGTTTAAGAGATTCTGTAAAAATTCTTGATTGATTCGCCGCACCGCCTCCAGTTCTAGCAAAGTCACCATGCGCATTTGAGGTAGCTTCCATTACATAAGCATATCTAAGATTTACCTTAGAAGCCTGATCCATATCTTTTATTCGAGTACGAATACCTTTTGTTAAAGCAAATTCTTGTAGATTCTGCTCTGTCATTACGATACCCAGTTTTTTCAAAGATTCTGTTTCACCTGTAAAAATAGAAGACAATGCAGTATTTGCCTGATCGATTCCAATATTCTTAAAAGAAGAAATATCCCCAGCTAACCCCACAAGTTCAGTTGACATTTTAGCCGCTTGTGCTGTTGTTAACCCCATAGACGTACCCATATCTCCGTACGCAGCCGCCATATCTAAAGCAGTACCTTCAGCAATACCATAGGTTTCAAGAGTAGTTTTACCGAAGTCCCTTACTACTTTTGATGAAGTATCAAAAGCTACATCTACTTTATTTAAACTTTCTTCATAATCAGTAGCAAATTTTACAGAAGCTCCAGCAGCAGCTAATATCGGAAGCGTAACACCAGTAGTCATTGCACGCCCCATTTTCTGCATTTTCTGACCAAACTTATCTATATCACGTAAAGCATTCTGCATCCCAGTAGAAAACTGAGATAAATTAACCTGAAACTTTACATTGATACTTGCTAAACCAGCCATAGAAGTAATATTTCAGTAAAAATACCATCCCTAAAAGCCTATAATTGTTATCATTGGTAACAAAAAAAAAGCCTTGAAATCAATCAAGGCTTTTCTCATTCACAAACAAAAAAATATAAAACAAACCAACAAATTACGCCTTTGCCATAGCTGCTTTTTTAGCATCATATTTTGCGAAAAATTCTTTACTTATTCGTTCTTTTTCCAAATCAATCATCAATTGTTTTTCTGCAATTTTCTTCAACATCTCTTCTTCTCCAGGCAATTTGAAGAAATCAGTTTCTTTAAAATTTTCATCAGCATAAGGAGCTACAGCAGCATACATCATTTTTCTAGTCATAGACCATTGCTCCCTACTTTTAATATCTTCATATTTTTGAAATCCATTAACTGTATTAACAAATTCTCTATATGTCAAACTATAAAAATACTTAATCTTTAATCTTAACTGCCCCAGAGCCAATTCCTCTAATCCATCCCACGTCTCATTGATTTCATTAGATTCTAATTCTCCGGAGCTGTTATCTTTTTTTCGGTATCTTCTTCTGTTTTAGAATCAGGAAATGAAGCTGTAATTCCTTCTGTCATACCTTGTGCCAGCTCCATTAATTCACTTATTTCTAAGTTTTCTATTTCCTCTTTAGAAATTTTAATCTGATTACCCGGACAACAATCTATTGCCTGAAAAATTAAATCATATAAAACCTCATACACTTCAAAACTTCCCGATTCAATATTCTCAATTAAAGATACTCTTTCCATTACTTCAGGTAACGAAGGTAAATTCCAAACTTTACCCAAAGTACGGAATACTTTTAAGTTAAAAACCATCTTAAAAGTATTCCCTTTTATTCCTACCAAAATATCCATTACGAAATTGTATCTTGTTCCAAATCACCGTTTCCTTTAAAAGAAACCGTTACTTTTACAGACTCACCAACTGTTGCAGTAATTCCTGAATTTTCAATATATGCTTTACCAGTGTAAATTATATCACCTGTAACATCTGTTGTAAATTCAACATCAATTTGAGTTCCTGTTCTTTGGATATTTAAAATATCATCATAAGTAACATGCTCTAAATCTCCTGTAGGTAAATTTGACAGCAAAGCTTCAGTTGAACCCGTCCAAGAATAATTTGACGGAATAGAAATTGTTCCGTTTGTGTCTTTTGTAGCGATTTCCTCCAGCTTAGTTGCAAAGTCTAATTTACATGAAGTTGCATGTAAAAACTTTTTTGAATTAAACTTGAATCGCAATAATTTTCCGTTATAAATTTCACTTGCCATTTTTATTTTTTTTTATAATAAATTAAAACTCACCATTGCCGAATAAGTAAAACTTTCTTCGTTGTAATCTATTGACGCCGATAGAAAATTATATTTCTCGTCTATTTTATTAACCATTACATCTGCAAACGCACAACATGCATCATAACTGCTTTGGTCGAACCAAAAAATAACAACTAAATTTAACTGAGAACGATCTTTAGTATCAGGCGTTCGTTCGCCTAAATAATATGTAGTTAAAGGCAGAGTATTTCCTTCTAAAGCCACTATAGGAAACAAAAATGTTTTATCATTTCCATCAACTTCCCTTTTCATAACAGCATTAAAGTCACTTAATCCTGAGAAGAAACCAAACAATTCATCTGAAACACTTTTAAACATTATCTACTTAATTTATCAATTCTACGTTGTATAAACGCCGCCATTTTTCTTTCTGAATCTGCCGTAACCTGATTAGCCGTTGCTTCATAAGCCTGAGCCATAAAAGGAGTAGCTTTAGTTCTTCCAATTGATGCATGATCGTTTGCTCCTCTTTTTCGTTTTCGTCGAAAACCTTTTTTATATTTGTTTACACCTCGTTCGACAAAATGACCATACCAACCACTATTTGCACCTTTTGCACGAGTACCAACATAAATTGTAGGATTTTCCTGCTTACCAGTAATATAGCCTATTGACTTTTTTAAGTTACCTGGCTCAATCAATTTTCCTCGTGCTTTATGCTTTTTAGGAGAAACCGGAACAAACATTCTAGCCGCTTGCAAAGTAGGCTGAGCAACTTGCCTAAGAATAATAAGAACCTCTCGCTTTTTATCTTTGTCGTTGGAAAGTTCTCTAATTTTAGCTTTTAGTTCTTCAAAACCTTCAACTTCAAATAATGGACTACTCATAGTTTTTAACTCTTAATTCTAAATGTTGTCTCCTACCAATTTCAATCACATGAAGTACTTCATATTTTTTAGAGTCATCAATCAAAATCAAATTGTTTGACTTTGATTTTACATTTTCATCAAATCGGATTGTATATGTACGATTTACTAAGTGCTTAATTTTTCCGTCGGTCTCTTCCGTTCCCGAAACATCTTCCATACTAGCCCACGGATTTGAAATAGTAATTTCAGTTACTGTTTCAGCTCCACTTGTAGACTGATTTGTTTGTTTCTGAACAATCTGGATCATTCGATCCATTTGACCTATATAAGGATTTTTTCGCATAACATTAGTATTTTCTGTACGGTCTGCATAAAGCATCAGCTGCACTATTATAACCAACCTCACCACGATCTTCACGACGTTCATACATATCTCCAATACGCAATAACATTGCTTGCTTTAATGGTTTCGGAACATCAGCAGTAATCCAGCCCTGTTTTACCACAATAATCACAGCATCGCTTCTTTTTTCTGTTTCAGTAGTAGTTTTAAACGTAATTGTTTTAGTACCGACCACTATTCCAGGACGAACTTTATAACTATCAGCGTCAAGCACAGTTGCATTAGTTTCGCCCTGTTTATAGTATTTTATCTCAGTTACTTCGTCATTATCATTATTAACTGCAAAATTTACAGTTTCAAACTGCGAAACTTCCATAACAAAATCACGTGTATCAATCGAACGATTTATATAATTCTGCCTGTCTTCTTTAGCAGCATCAATATAGGTTTGAATTAAATCATCTTCAGGATTTTCACCTGTTCCTAATCGTAAATGCTTTTTTGCTTCTGCAAGCGTTACACATACTGTAGCTGCTTGATTTTTATAATAACTGTCGGTAACCATTTTAAATTTTTTTTTTGAGGTTTAAATCACTTTGCAGATTTAGCGTCTGCCTTTGCTTTAGCTTCCTGTTCTGCTTTAGCTTTTTCCTCAGCTTCCTGTTTTGCTTTAGCTTCCTGTTCTGCTTTAGCTTTTTCCTCAGCTTCCTGTTCTGCTTTAGCTTTTTCCTCAGCTTCCTGTTTTGCTTTAGCTTCCTGTTCTGCTTTAGCTTTTTCCTCAGCTTCCTGTTTTGCTTTAGCTTCCTGTTCTGCTTTAGCTTTTTCCTCAGCTTCCTGTTTTGCTTTAGCTTCCTGTTCTGCTTTAGCTTTTTCCTCAGCTTCCTGTTTTGCTTTAGCTTCCTGTTCTGCTTTAGTTTTTTCCTCAGCTTCAGAGTCCTTAACATTTAACTCAGAATTAAAAGATTCATCTGCTTTATTAGCATAGCCTAATCCAATAAGCTCCAATCCTTTATTTTCTTCAATCTCAAAAACATGATCTTCACGGTATGGGAGACCAAATCTTGCTAACGGAAGCAATGCGATTATCCAAATTTTTTTCATTTTGATTACATTTTATGCTTAAAAACAAACTGCAAACCTTACGCTTACAGATTGTTTTAAAACTGATTAAACTGTCTTGAAGAAACTATTTACTGCGAAAGCTTTTTTATTTGCCACTTGAACGTCAGCTTCCATGTTTACCGTAACCTTAACACTATTTGCCGATGCAGCAGTTAACGGATCTACAACAAAAGCTATACCGCCCCATTGACCAACAAACAATTGACTCCAATCACCGAAAATAGCAGTATGTAATTCAGGAGTTCCTGCGATTGCTTTCACTAATGAAGTCGCTACTGACTTAAGACCACCAATTTTACCGTTTTCAGCAATAAAACCAGCACCATTACCTTTTTGAATAGTTTCTAATAATGCCATTAATGTAGGATCAAGCAAATAACCTAAAGATACTTCTGTCGAATCCGCTGCTTGAATTTTACCTTTCAATTCATTTATTAATGCCCAAGTAGGAGTTGCTGCCGCTGTAGAACTTCCAGCACCTAAACCAGTCATATTTAACAATCCTAGCGGGTCTTTTGCACCTAAACCATTAATTGCCGCATCGTTCAAAGCTCTACCTGCTGCATTTTTAAGATTACTCATAACCATTGCCTGAGCATCTACAGAAGCATTATTTAGCAATCGGTTAGAAATTAACACAACAGCCGCTGCTCTTTTTGGATCTAATTCAGGACCAGTAATAGCTGCTTTTTGAGAAGTAGCATCTTCTGTTTCATTATACCAAGAGAACGCATAATTTGCAGGAACAGGTAAAGGTAATTTCCCACCTGAAAGACCTGTTAAAACTGTAGCTCCCAATTCTTCAATAAATAATTTAGGAATAAAGGATTCTACTACTCTGGGAGCTTGTGGCTGTACTAATTTGCCACCGTAATTACCACTATCTTCAGAAACTGTTTGAGCTGAAGCACGTACCATTGATGCAGGCATAATAAAAGAATGATTAGAAACATCTTTACCAGATGCACGCATTTCAGCTACTCCTAATTCATGAACTTCCTTTTCAGCACCTTCCCAGTTACCTTCTCCAGCCATTCTAATAGCTGTTCCGATATTAAAACGTGTTTGAAGTTTTTCGATTTCTCTTTGTTCACCATCTTTTCCGTCTTCTGCACTAACTGATTTACCAGGTTTAGCAATTCCAAAATCACGCTGATTTTCTTCCATTTTTTCAGCGATAGCTAGAGCAGCTCTTTTTTCTTCAATTTTACCTTGCAGATCATTAAATGATGTAGCTTCCGCTTCATTTAAATCTCGATTTTCTTTTTGTGCAGTTGCCAAAATAGCTTCCTGAGAGCTTACCAATCCACTAAGCTCTTGTCTGATTTCAACAGATTTTTTCATTTTATAAACGATTTTTATTAATTGATACTTGAGCTTCAAAGCTTGACAGCCCTTTATTTTCTCTAACCACTTCAGGTTGATTTTCTTTATTTAATTCTGCTCTTAAAGATTCTATGGTTTCAACAGAACGTTTTAAAGCTTCAGGATTTGAACCTAGCGGAACAATAGACCATTCTAATAATTCAGTTCTTGTGAAATACAAAACACCAGGATTCTCACCATCAGCTGCAATTCCCATTCTCCATTCTAATGGATTTGCACCAACCGAAGCCATACGCAAAGTTCCTTCTTTAACTTTTTTCCAAATCTTTTCAGCTGTTGGATTCGTTTCTTCTGATTCGAAACGCACTTTACCTATCAATTGTTCCCCTTCAACCCAAACATCAGATGTTCCTAAAATCATATCGGGATTATCTGACCAAGTACGGTGACCATAAGCTACTATCGGGTTGTTTTGATACCTTTTTAAATCCCAACCATCTATTTTAAAAATAGTATCATAACTATCAACAGCCTCAGTCGAAATAACAAATTCAGCTTCTCTGTTTTTTATATTTTCCTCACTCAATGCACGTATAACGGCTTGACGAATTACTGTATCAGGCGCTTGGATTTTTTTCATTTTTAGAGTTTCTTAAATTATTTTCGATCTGTTTTTCTGTATATGTATTTGTTGGAGTTAAGTATTCATCTAAAAGATCAGGACCATTGTTTTCATCTTCTTTTCTTCGGATTTCATTACGACTGTAAACTCCAATAGTTCCCATTTTAGAATAATATTCGCCACGACTTTTAATATCTGCACGAAGCAATACGTTGATATTACCTTTGAAATAACAAGTTGTTCTTTCTTTTGAACTCAAAAGTTTTTTAGTAAACTCCTGTTCAATATTTGTTACCAAAGGCTGAATTGTATCGCTAACATGATCTAAAGACTGCTGTTCAATATTATTATTTGTGGACTGCTCTAGCGATTTTATTTTATGAGGTGCGATATTGAACCAACGTGCAATATCTTCGATATTAAACTTTTGTTGCTCGATAATTTGTAACTCTTGAGGTGTAATTGTGATTGGATTAAACTTCATTCCTTCATCTAATACAACAACTCTGTCAGCAGATTTTTCACCCATTGCTGCACGCCAAGCTTTAACTATACCAGGTTTATCTTTAATTACCTTATCAGTTTCAACAACTCCCTGACGAACACCTTTATTATCCAAATTAACAGTTGCAAACTCCTGTGTTTTTAAAGCTAAATTTAGCTGCATACATGCAAATGTAATTGTAGATATTCCTACCAAACCATTAAGAGAAAACTGTTTAAAATGTAAAACTTCAGAAGACATTAACGGTTTACTATATCCGTTAACATAATAAAACATTTCACCTTTACTCAAAACAACATCAGTAACATCATCCCACGGAATATATTTTACTGATTCAGGATAACCATTATTATAAGAGATTATTTCAAAAAGACAATTACCTCGTAAAGGCAAGGAAACACCAATTAACTTTTTAAAAGTATAAGGCGTCATTAAGTAATTTGGTTGTTTAGAAACGATAAAATCTGCACTATGATTTACAAGCCTTTCCTTATTACCGTTAATATCCTGATAGAGTGCGAATGGTGTTTTTGCTAAATCATTTGAAATCTGCTCGACTGCATTAAAAACTGCTGCCAATTTTAAAGATTCCTTTACTTTAATATTAGAAGTACCAATTCCTCCATAAGAGAAATAGGGACTAAAGTCATTAATTAATGTAGAAACACCTCTTTCTTGAGGCGAACTAAACATACGAGAAAAGGCACTCTCTAAAATTGACATAGCTTATAATTTACTATGTAAAAGTAGATAGTGCCTTTTATGCAGATTGTTAACTATGGTAACAATCGATTTTTAAAACTTTTTACTTATCCATTTAAATAAACTGAAAAAAGGTTTTTCTATTTCTTTCTGAAATTCTTTCCGAGCTTTTAACGATTCATAACCTGAAACAATTAAAGGTTTTTTCCAATAACCTCCAGTTGGATAAGTTTTGTAAAAATCAAGTATAATCTGTCGATCAATGTAATCAAAAAGTGTTTTTTTTCATAATTTAAAACTTAAAATACCATTCCTTATTTGTTTTCTCAAATGTATAACTATTTTTATCTACAGCCACAGTTACCACATCTGCACCGTAACTTTTTGGATCAGGCAGTCTTTGGATTGCTGCTTTTAGATTTTTTGCTTTTAATTTATCACTCATTGTTGTTGTTTTTAAATGTTGCTGCTTTTACTAAATATAAACCGATAATTAATTCGACAATTATCAGCAGTACTACTAAAATTTTCCTGACTAGATTTTCTGCTATGAAACACCAATCAAAAAGAACCGAAGTAGCAAATGCAAGAAAAAAAACAACTAGAATTATTTTTATTTGTTTCATTTTATTTTTTATTAAATTTTGATAATTGTACCCTAAAAGATGCATAATCGCTATACCGAAATTCACCAAACAACTCGTGATACAAATCGTTTACATGATTAAAACAATCACTATTCGATCGAAAATCAGACAACTTACTAAAATAATAGGCGTAGAATTTTGCAGAAGTGGAAAGATTCTGCATGAGTTCAATTTTTTTTTCAAGTTTTGCGTTCTCAATTCGCAAAACATTTTCTTCGGCGGCTGTCATCATGTTTTTGGTTTTTTAAGTTAGCATTCGAATGTATGATTGGGATCATTGTAATAACTTTCGTTTGTATCTTCTTCGTCTGGAGACAAATGCGCAGCTAAAGCATTAACCAAAGCTGCAAATCCATCGATACGTTTTTTGTTTTTATGACTTTCTTTTTTTGAAAGCATTATATTTCCTTTTGAATCTTCAATAGTAACACACGCCGCCAGCATCCAAGACATAACCGGATTACCGTCGTGCAATATTATTCCCTCGTAGATTAATTTTTCAAGCATTTTTGTTGGATGGTTTAAACGGCTCATAATCTGCGACAACTCTGATACTGGTATTTCCATTTCTACCAAATCAGAGAGTAAACTACTGGCGTTCCAAGGATCGGCATCTATTCTTTCAATATTAAATGCTTCGTAAGCTTCTCTGATAAATCCTTTTAAGTAATTATAATCAACACGGTTACCAGGTGTAGCAATCATAAAACCAGCATCTACCCAATAACGATAAGGTACAGCATCATTTGTGCTTCTGCGATCAATATTTTCTTCAGGACAAAATAGAAACACAATAAGGTATTGTTTACCTTCATCGTCTGGATTTGTCAATACATCAAAAGCAGTTATATCAGCTACAGATGACAAATCTAAACCGCCATTTGAACCGAATTTTTTTGCTTTTTCAATAACGAATGCTTTATAATTTTCGAGAGTTTCTTTATCTACTTTGTTTGCTTCCCATATTTCGGCAGGAATCCACGCACTAAGACCATCAACCCACATATTAAGGTGTTTGGTTTTGAAGTTTGGAATCTTAGACGGTTGATTTATGGCTTTGATATATTCTCTTTCCATCTGAGCAATATCTAAGCCATTTCCTAATAATGGATTTGCTTTTATCCAATTATCTTTATTTTGCCAGTCGTCACCTTCGTCTAAATCATGAATCATTATCCAAAGATGATTATCTGTTTTATCACCATTTAAAACCTCAATAACAGAATCTTCATAATTTTTACATACCGATCCTTTATTACTTCCAGCTGTTGTAATATGCCATAATAAAGGCTGTCTACGCATTACAGACGAAGATTCTAAATTTTCTTTTACAGAATCATCTTTATGAGCGTGATATTCGTCGATAATGGAAAGATGTGCGTTGATTCCGTCCTGAGTACTCGAATCACCACCCAAAGGTGACATAAATGAATTTGTGCGCTTGAAACCAAGTTTTCTTTGCTGCACATAAAAACCCATTTTTTGCAAATTTCTATTTGCAACCGGAGACTGTATAAATTGTGCTGCTTGTTTCCAGCAAATTCTTGCCTGATCTTCTTTTGTTGCCCCAACATAACACTCAGCTTCCATTTCCATATCAAACGACATGCAAAAAAGCGATAAACCAGCCATTTCTGCTGATTTACCGTTTTTCTTTGCTCTTTTATCGTAAACTGTTGATATTCGTCGTTTTCCTGTACTATCTTGCCAACCAAAGACATTATACATCGTGAAAGCCTGAAAAGGCTCTAAAACGAAAGGCTTTCCTGCTAATTTTCCTTTTGTATGATTTAAAAACGTCGGGAAAAAGTTAACAATCTGCATTCCCTTGTTATGATCTAACACAAAACCATCTTGTTCTGCTGTTTCGATCCAGTTATAAAAACGTTCAACCGCCTGTTTTATTTTTTTTCCAGTCACTATTTTCCCTGCACGCACATCATTTGCGTATTGGAAAGGAACTGAAGCAAGCATTTGGTTTGTGATTTTCATTTTTTTTAAATCATTTATTTTTAATTATTCTCAAATATCATCAAAAAGCCTTCCAATGACCCTTGCGAGTGTCGAATTATTTTAAAAGTTTACCGCAATTTTATCTCGTGATAGAAAGCGAAAAAATATTTATTCAGTCCGTTGGTGAAAAATTAAAAGAGATACGATTATCAAAAAACTTATCTCAGGAAAATCTTTCGTTGGAATCGGACGTTCCAAGAAATGTAATTGGTCGCATTGAAAGAGGTGAAACGAATGCTAAAATTGTAACACTTCATAAAATTTGCAACGCTTTAAAAATTAGTCCTAGAGAATTGTTTAATTAATCCTTTTTTTTATAATTTTTAGTTATTTTGAACAAATTTCAATTCTAAGACGATTTCTTATCTTGAACACATATTTATCCTTTTCACCGTATAATATTGTCTTAAAAAGCTTTATTTTAAGTTCTTCGTCTTTTAAGTAGTCCGAAAGTTTGTTTGCAGACGTTAATTTTGTATTTTTAACAGGATTATGTTTCGGATTTTCTAAAACTCGTATAATAAAGTTTTGGTTTATTTTTGCGTTTGTTGGGTTGTCTGATTTTAGTGCCATAGGTTATTTTGTAAGAATTCTGTTAATTAAATCAACAGGAGTTATACCTCTACTTTCAGCCAAATTATAAATAGTCATTGCTCGATTTCTTTCAGCTGTGATGTTCAATTTGTTTTCAATTTCTACAAACAAACCTTTTTCTTTTGCTTGTTTTAAAGAAATTTTAGAATCGTTCATTGTTCCAGCGACGCATTCACGACACCAAAAATCAATATCGGGTTCTGCTGAAGATTGATTATGTGGCTTAATAACTTCTTTGAAATGTTTTTCAACGATTTCAAAATCGATATTAGCTACATAATAATTATCCTGATCCCATTCGTAACCGCTTTTAAAAGGTTTCGAAACATCTGTAGGTTTTGCAAAATCAATTACTGCCTGTGAACATAAATAGTAGTTTTTCATAATGTTTTATTTTCGTTTGCGTTTTTTCTTTTTTGGAATTCGATTTGAAGGAAATTTTTTCCTTTGCTTTTTTGTTGCACCCTCATTTTGTTCAAATCTTTCCATCCTTTCAGACGCTTCTAAGTCTGCTAATTTTCTTTCTTCAATTTCGTCTTTTGACCACATATTTATTTATTTTTAGTTCAGTTCGAAGGATATTTGATCATCAGCATAATTAGTAATCAATATTTCAACTTTTCTGTTTTTAATATTTTTACGTTCACCAATTGTTATAACATTCAAGCCTCTTTTTTTAGCTTCATCAACAACTTTTGGATGATTAAATTCGGACATTGCACATTTTATACCGCAACTAATCATCAATTCAAAACAATCAATAGTATCTTTAAAACTCCAATTCGGCACTTTATAAAAATATTCTGTCTCAAAATAGATAGGATCGAGATAGACAAAACAATGTTGTTTGTCATTTAGTTTTTTTGAAAACGAAATCATTGAAAGGACTTCTCTAAAATCTCGGCTAACAATCTTACAGTTTTTTAAATAATCGAATGTTTTATCTAAGTTTTTCAAAATGCTTTCTTTTGCATTATCTAAACCAACTCGAAGCATATCGCCTTTTCCTAAATAGGTAAAATTTGACAATAACAAAAAACGAACTGCTTTTAAAATTGGATCTGTTTCAGTATTCTTTTTCCAATGTTTTACTAAAGATTCTGATATCGGCAAAATTTCAATTTGCCGTTTTAGTTCTTCTTTTGATTTTTGAATTACTAAATACAGATTAGAAACATCATCATCAAAATCATTTAATATTGAATATTTAGGTTTCGGTAAATAAAAGAACGAACCACCAGCACCGAAAAACAATTCTATTCGCATTTTATGTACTGGGAAATGCTTTGCTAATTTTTTTATAATCCTTCTTTTGTTTCCTGGTCTAGTTAAAATCATGCTGCAGATTTTTAAGTTTCATCCCCTTCAAATTGGTGTTTATATAATCGAAATTTCAAACGATGCATTTTTTTTATTTTTTGTTCAACAGAAATTTCTTCTAAGCGTGGAAACATCAATTTTAATTGCGAAATCATAATTTCAACATCGGCAATTTCAGAACCTAAATTTTGAAAGTTTTCATCGCTTATAACTCTAATGAATTTTCTACAAGCCAACGCAAGTTCTGTTGCTTCTTCTTGTGCCATTTCGATCTGTGATCGTTGACCCCAAATTTCAACAGCGTACAACATTATTTCTTCGTCGGTGTTCAACATTCTTTTTTCCATATCAATAAGATTTTAATTCTTTAGGAAGAAATGATTTTCCACCACTAAGAAAGTTTGTTACTGAATCGTATAATTTTTCGAATCTTGATCTATTGTCAATTTCTAATCTTGATCTATTATCAATTTCAGATAAAGCAATCGATAATCGTTGTGTCGCCTTTGATACAGCACTAAATGCTTTTCTTAAATCATTAGGATGTGTCTTTAATTGAAGTTTTAATTCTTTTTTCATAATTTTTTGTTTTTAGGTGATAAATAATCATTGATAATTGTGTTTACTATATTTTTTGACATTTTAAATTCATTAGCTATATCAGGAATAGAATTGAGTTTTCGGGTTTTCCATTCATGAACGATTTTATCTCTTGTTTTCTGATCGATAGTTGAAGCCGTTATTCTTTTCATATTCGGGATTTTGATTAACCGTGATTTGCATTTAAGAAAGATTCGAACAAATCGCCTTGCGCCGGATCTACTGTTTTAACTTCAACTAACTTGCTTCTGTCTTTGAAACTGAAACCGAAATGTTTTGAAAGCTCGTCGATTTCTTTAATCATTTTTTCACGAACAGTAACATAACCTGAAACATTTGTTGCACCTCCTTTAAATGTTTGAATTAAACCACCGTCAAAACCTTTTTCATTGATCTTAATTTCTGCCTGTACATAATAATCTACAGAAGTAGCTAAACGATGTAAATGAATCAAGTCAGGTTTTGTTAATTTCCTTGTATCAATCAATTGCTGACCAAAAAAATTGTACCAATATTTTTGATCTTTTGATAAATTAAATTTTTGTATTGGAGCCGGAAGCTTCGTTAAAATCTCATAAAGATTTTTATTCACATCTGTAATTTCACCATCTCCTTTTATAATTTTCATAACATTAACTATTAATAAGTTAGACCCCCCTATCAAAAATAACACTCCGAGTAAAATTGTGACTGAACAGCGATGTACGCCATATACGCCCGCTAGAGATTTCACCCCATACCCCTGCTCTCGGATGCAGATTTACGGTTATGGCACTTTTCGCATAATGCCTGTATATTACTTTCTGCGAAAGCCTCTCCTCCAGCTTTCATACGTATCTTATGATCTGCCACAGTTGCAGCAGTCACACAACCTTCACTCTCACAATGAACACACAAAGGATTCCTTTCTAAGTAAGACTTACGAAAGTTTCGCCAACGTCGAGAGTTGTAAAAGTTATCGTCTTTATCTTCTCTTCCGAATGCTTCATAAACCTTTACCCAACTACGATTTACTTTCTTAGGTTTATTTGCCATAATTAAAAATCTATTTCATTAACATTACTTGGATCATTATAATCAATATTATCTCCAAACGCTTCGTTAACAGATATAACAGGCAAAGGTTTAGATTCTTCATTATCAATCCCATAATCCTTCATATCTTCAGGACATTCAACATCGACATACTTAGTCTTATCACCAACCCATTTAAGCATTGTCATATTTGTCGCACCACCTCGATACTTTGCAAATATTACTTCAGAATCTGCACCAGCATCAATAACCGCCCTCATTGAATCATCATAATCACTTGCATCAACATCTATTTTATAATAAGCCGGACGATATAAAAACTGAACAATATCTGCATCTTGCTCAATAGCTCCACTCTCACGCAAGTCAGACAACATCGGTCGCTTACTTGATCCACGAGTTTCAACTGCTCTCGACAATTGTGACAAAGCAATCACAGGAATATCTAACTCTTTAGCCAACCTCTTCAATCTTCGTGATATAGAAGAAATCTCATTCTCTCGATTGTTTCTCTTTATTGACCTATCAGTCATAAGCTGCAAATAATCAATCACAAGCAACTTAATTCCGTACTTACGTTTCCATGTTTTAGCCTGAATAACAATATCACTAATATCAGTTTTACCTGAATCATCAGCATAAAAAGGATAATCCTTAATTCTGTCTTGATGACCGTTGTAAGTAATAAAATACTCAGGTTTATCAAATCCTTTTTTTAGTAATTGATTCATGTGAAATTGCGTATCAATCGCCACAACTCGAGCAGTTAACTGCATCATAGACATTTCTAAAGAGATCATTCCAACAGCATTACCAACTTTACAATTCTCAATTGCCGTTTTCAAAACATAAGCCGTCTTACCCATTCCAGGACGTGCCGCAATAATCACTAAATCCTGTTCACGATAACCCGCTGTATATTTATCTATTCGTCTGTAACCAGTTGGAATACCAACCATTTTAACCTCTTCTTTGTTAGCAGTAAGAAGCTCAATTGATTGCTTTAAATTTTGCAAAGCGTTCGGTAACGACATTGTTTCACGTCCAGTAGAAATAAAATCCTGAACTTTATCAAACTCTGATTGCCATCGTTGCATTAATTCAAAAATATCAGTTGTATCATTGTATGCTAAAGCTATAATTGTACTAGAAAAAGCAATTGTTTGCCTAGCCATAAACTTTTGAATTATCAATCTACAGTGATAATCTATATGAGCCGCAGAAGCAATTTTCTGCATCAATTCAATCAAATAGAAATCACCTCCAGCCAATTCTATTTTACCTAACTTTCTAAGCTCAGAACCAACAGTTAAAACATCAACAGGATTACCAGAATTATATAAACTCAGTATAGCTTCAAAAATATATTTATGCGCATCTTTATAAAAAACATCAGGTTTTGATATAATCGATAACGCTTCATCAACACCTTTAGGATCAATCAACATTGCACCTAAAACAGCAGATTCAATATCAACGCATTGTGGCGGTAGCTTTCCTTTTTCCAAATCGATAATTCTAGTTTTTTCCACTTTTCCAGCTTTTATATTTTTAAAGTTTTCCATTTAAAAACCTCCCATTTTCTCCTGTTTTACTTCAGCCTTTAATTCAATCACCTTTGTATCAAACTTATCCTGATTTGAAACCCAGTTTATAGCAAACTTTCTAAAACGACCCTCAATAACATTACCATCAAACTCTAACTTTTCTTGCAATACAGTAGCTTCAAAAAGCTGAACAAATTTTTCATAATCATTGATTTGTTTTTTAAACTGAATCATCATATTCTCAAATCGAATTGGAAATTCTTTTTCAAAAAAAGCGAGAGCAGATTCTTCTTTATTCTCTGTAATATTATTTGTAATATTAGATGTATTATTATTCCTTATATAAGGATTGATTTTTTCGTCACTAGGTTGTGACGTTTTAGTCACTACCCTAGTGATTTTTTTATCACTAGGTCGTGATTTTTTTGTCACTACTTTAGCCAAAGAACCTGAAAGAAAAAGCTTTCTCTTATTTCCTTCATGTTTTAAGACTTCTACAGAAATATAACCACCTCTTTCAAGATCAGAAATCCATCTAGAAACAGTCTTTTGATCGACCTTGTATAGACCAGCGAAATACTCATTTCCTGCCCAACAGAAACCCGAACTATTACACAAAGCTGTGATTTCACCATAAAGCAATTTTGCATTTGGTTTTAGATTTTGGTCATAACGCACATTTGCAGGAATGACAGCATAATAATTAGGCTGGCTCATATAAATAATCGATTATTTATTAAATATTTTAATCAAATTATTTCGGCTATTTTCCATATTAATAGCAGTTTGAGCTACTGAAGTCAACATTTTAACTTTTGATTCTAAAAATTTAAGATCGTCATCAGTTGCCCCATCAATAACATCTATCAACTTTTCAAAACTATCATTAAGCTTATCAAAAACCATTGGCTTTTCAGGCACAATAATCATATTATTTTTTAAAGGTAATTCAGCAGGCACTAAGTTATTTTTCAATACTTCGGATGTTTTATCATAGCAGTTTTGTTCAACCATGTTGTAGAAATCTACAAACCTATCGAGAGGAATTTGCAAAGTCTTTTTATTTGTTATAATCATCAAATTAGAACCTACATTTTTACAACTAATAAAGGCATAATCAGAACCATTATACTGAAACCATTTATTTTCCAGTAGTTTCACTAATTTTTCGTTTGGATTCATTTAATTTGGAATTTAGTTTTAAAATATTCTTTTTTAATTCAATCAATTCAGGACGCGAATCAATTATAAATTTTATGTGTTCAGGATTTTTAATTCTAAATATCCTTTTCACGAATGCCTCATCTGCCATATTATTTTTACTTAAAAGATCATTTCTATTGATTTTTATTAAATTTTCTTTTAACAAATTCATAGAATCACCATCCAAATGAAAAACAACATCGTCAGAACTTAATTTTTCGTTATAGAAATTCTCGTATAAATACCTAGAATATCGAATAAATTTCCCTTCAATTTTAATATTGTAAAATGATCGTTCTGTCTTGGAATCATAAATAAGCTGCAACAAACCATCCTTTAATTTTCTTTCAGAAGAAACACCTTTCTGATAACAACCTTTATTACTTTTAGCAAGTTCCTTAAAATCGTCAGGTTCTCTCTTATAACCCAAAACTATCATACGTTTAGCAATCGACTTAGCAGTTCGTTTAATAATTTTACCTATAGCATAATTACCCAAGGTTTTATAATTTTCAAAAATCACTTTATCCTCTTCAGGCGTAAACCTTTTATAAGTCTGTCTTTTATAACCAAGTTCAGACAGTTGCCAGTAAATTGTTTTTCTATTTCTATCAGGCAACAATTTCAATATTTCTCTCATTGGAATATTCCAATTATCACGAAGTAATTGTCTTTCAGATTCTGTCCATTTTTTCATAAATATTTTCAATTTTATCATTGAACCCAGGAACTACTTTTATCATATACTCAACTTCATCAACTACAGTAGGCACGTACAAATAAGTTATCTGATATTTCAAACCTATATTTCGTTTATTAAAACTGTACAATTTGGTTAAAAGAAAAACAACCACTTTTTTAAACAATGTATTTCCAAAGCAAACAATATCATAGATAGTACATCCAAATATTTCGCAAACTGCTTTTTCTACAGCTTCAGCTTTTTCATTATCAAAAGTGGTTGTTTCCATAAACATATATTACAGTTCAAAAACTTTTAATTCAGGATGCAAATCCCTTATCAACTTCAACTGTTCACCTAAAATTTCTTTAGATTTGATATCAATCAATTCTTTTAAATCAGGAGAAATTAATGTACACTCAAAAGATGCATTTATACTCACTTCAACCTCCAAACGAATCTTGTTTTGACCTACAAAAACAGGAAGCTCTAAAATAAAACTTGCCGGAATATTTGATTCCACTACCTGATTAATCAAAGCTCGTTTATTTCCACGATCATCACCTTTTTGCTCCAAATCACGGCTAACCTTACCTTCAAAATCACGCAATTGAGAAACAAGTTTCATTGCATAATCCTTATTTTCGAAGTAATGACGATTCATTTTAATAAAATCAGAAAGTTCATAAGTTCCATAAGGTTTACCTGAGTTAATATTGAATTTCAATAAATCAGGATGCAACTTTAAACTTCCTTCAATTAAATCAGGATTTCGTTGTCTAGCATCGTATAACAAATTGATATACAATTTATCATAACAAAATTCAATTTTCGAATTCTCTATAATTTCAGTTTTCACAATCTTTTTTGATAAATACTCAAAAACAGAATTAATCGCACCACCTTTTACATTTATACTACTTTCATGAAATACCGGTTCAGCTTTTCCTTCTAAAACAATAATCTCACAATCGCCAATGTTTCTTTTTTTTAACTCTTCTTTGACAATACTATTCTTCAAAGAATTGTTACTTTTTTCAGATCCTAAATCTTCGTTTTTCATAATTACTGCGCTTTTCTTAAATGCTCGTTAATACTAAATTGCTGTTCGTCAGGACGAAGAGCTCGTTCAAAAACTAGATTACCATCTTTAGAATAATAACCCATTTTATTATCCTCTACATCTTTCAGCAGATACACATCTTCTTTTACCTCCTCAACTCCTGAGCGAATCTTTTGGAGTTTAGAACTTATTTCTTGCTTAACAGGTTTTGTAGCTGCTTTATGAATCTCCTTTGCCATCTTTAACTTTTGATCTTCACAATCTACAGCTATCAAATCCTGAGATAATGACGACTGAAGCTCCTGAACTTCTCCAATCCCCAATTCTCTCGAATAAGAAAACTCCTGAACTTTATCAGCAGAATCCCGAAGCTGAATAATTCTTTCTTCAGGCGCAACACCTTGTAAAATTTGTTTTTCCATTTATTTATATTTAGTTGTTATTACTCACTTTTTTTAATAATATCATCATGATTAATAAAATCACGATTCTTACGTTTTCTACTAAAAAATATATCTTTCATGGCCAAACACAAACCAATCGAAAACCAGATTAGAACAAGAAAAACCACCAAGCCTAACGCACAAATAATTGCGTAGCCAACATTAATTAAATATTCCATAATCAAAATTTTTATAAATTTCACTTAAGCACATCGACCACATATTTTACATTGTTCGATAACATCAAAAAAATCTTCAGGATCACACACACGTTTTATATCGCCTGCGCATTTTTCAAAAACAGGTTCATTTACCTGAATCTCGTTTATTTTCTTTTGCTCATCTATACTAATCAACATATCCTAATCTTTTAATTGCACAAGTCAAAACCATTACTCTTCCTTTTCCTGAATTTTCTCGATAAGTTTCTTCCGGTTTTATTTTACCGGAAATAATCCAGTCGTTTACTCCCTTTTTTGTAGTTACTGGAAGCAAATTATTTTCAGCGATTTCCGCCAAAGACAACGCCTTACGCTTCATCAGCTTTTTACGTTTTATTTCTTTTGCCGATTCATACTCATTAATAGAAACAATTACCAAACCTTTAGATTTTAATTGCTCTATAAATTCATTTGCGTTTATGTATTGGATAACTGACACTATTCAGATTTTAATTTTTCAAAAACAATAGTGAGCTTATTAGAAATTTCATCATCCAAAATTCTAAAGTGCCAGAAATCCCATAATCGCTTATCAGAAAGATCAGGATAGTAATTTTTTACAATTGCATAAAAAGCATCATAAGACTTAAAACCTTTTTCAAAAAAACTTCTCAATAAAACTGATTGCGTTTTTGCTGCATCAAATCTTTTTAACGTTTTTAATTCACGTTGTTTTAATTTTTCTTCTACTTCATTTGGCATAGCTTTTGTATATTTGCGTTAAAAATTCTGTGAATTATTACAATACAAATATAGCTATTTATACTATACAAATACTATACTAATTTAAAATAAAATAAAATTTAACTAAACAAAATTTATAACTAACTGATTATGTACGGATTAACAAAAAAGGAAAAACTTAATTTTATATTGGAAAAAGTTAAAGAAATGGAAATAACAGCTTATGATATAGCGAAAAATACTACTTTAACAGAAGCAGGAGTTCTAAGAATTATAAATAGAACTTCAAAAAATCCACAAGAAAACTCCTTAAATGCAATTTTACTATACCTTGAATCCAAACAAACAGGCAAAAATTACCATACTAATACTACACAGAATAATAAACAGGAAGAACCACACTTGGATAATTTTAACAAAAAAGAAAGCGATCTTAGAGAATTAGTTGAATGTAAACACAGATCTGAAAAATTAATTTTTGAAGTAATTAGACTTCAAAATCTATTAAGAAAAAACAATATAGAATTTGAAAACTTTTTTGATTTAGAATAATTTTCCTATTTTTAAAGAAAAAAAACTAATATGAAAAAAATATTAATTTTCTTGCTTATCAGTTGTAACGCCTTTTCACAAAAAGCAGTTTACAATAAAATCACTTCCGAAAACAGTTTCAAAGAATATGAAACAAAAAATGGAAACTTAATAACTATTGGAGATACTCTATCGATTGGATTACCAGCCAATGGACGGGAATTTTTATTTATTACACAAGCTAACACCCCAGCCGGAACAGTTATAGCAAATTCAAAAGCCGTAATTACTAAAATAAAAACAATTGGAAACAAAACAAGAGGCTTCAAAACCTATGCTCTTTTCAAAGGCTACGGCTTACCTGTTTATACAGAAATCGAATCCGCTTTAGAAATAGGAGAAATTAAAGAAATCATTCCTCACAAATAGAAACATCAATTATTTTAAACAAAGCTTCATCCCTAACTTTTTCAGGATATTTATCTTTGTAGTAATTATCAACATCGTCACGCTCATGCCCCATTAATTCCCGCAATATATCAGGGTCTATCATTTTATTTTTTCCCATTGTTGCGAATGTATGTCGTGCAACTTTTACACCAATATTACCGCCATCCGGCAACACTTGAATTTGATATTGTTTCTGAACATAAATCAAACCACGCTGGTACGTTCTTCTAAACGTTTCATAAGCAGCACGATCTTTCTTAAACGGAAACACATTTTCATCTTGACTGACAAATTTATCAAGCAAAACAACTGCTTTTGGATGCACTTTTAAATCAATACGAGTTCCGGTATTGGTTTTTGTTCTTTCAAAAATTACACGACCTCTTCTAATCTGTTTTTTATTCAGATAATACAGATCAATCAAATCACAACCGCCGAAATAAAATTGGAGCAAAAAAAGATCAACATATTTCTGTTTTTCAGATTTTAAGTCTAAAGATTCAAGAAGCAAAATCGTATTCTGATCCAGGTATTTCTTCTTATTACTAAAAGATTTTGTTTTAAGTTGAGCAAACACACCAGTAAACGGTTTTTCATCAGGTATTTTATGAATTAGAATTCCCTTATTATAAATAGCTCTTAAAGTCCTTAAATACAAATGAACTGTATTCTTGGAGTTACCAATTCCGACTTGATAATTTCTAAAACGCATCAAAACCTCATAATCTATATTTTTCAATGTGACAGATCCAGCAAACGGCATAAATTGAGAAATAACATTTTCATACACCTTCACAGTACCCAATAATTTATTTTTAGATTTTAAGTCATTTAATTTACCAAATCTATCAGCCAAATTTTTCATTTCGTTTATCAAATTTTTTGCATAATCCAAAAACAAAATTTCAGAAAAATCAATTGAAAACAACTCTACAAAAGTTTTCTCTACATCAGTGTAACTAAGTAAAATTAATTTCTTTGCCTTAATTTTTAAATCCATTAAAATAGGCGCTATCACATCATAATCAGGATGCTTTGACGACACTGTTTTCCCATCACGCAGAAAATGAGCTTCTTTACAAAAACACAAAGTTTTTTGCTTTCGTTTATTTTGATGCGATATTTCAACAACCAAAGGATAACCTTCAGCAGTCTCTTTTTTAGAAGTAAGTAATTTTATTTCAATTTTCAT